GTACTCCCATAATTAAGTAATTGCACATAGTAGCGTTTTACAGATTTGTCTATTATATCAGTGAAATAGTATATATCGCAAAGTGTATCTTGTGTTATATGTGTATGGCCAGTAAAATGAAAGGTGCAGATGTGTAGGTGGTGTAAGTGGCTGATATTGTTGGAGATATGGAAAAGTGAGTGTAAAACGAAAGGTACATAGAGGTTGAATTTGCTTTAATTCTACTTTAATTTCACAGAGGGGGCTTCAAGCCCCTTTTTCATTTGCTTTCAATTACACGTCACAGACCCCCATGAAACACCCGTTTCAAACACTCGGAAACAGGCACAATGAAAGCAACCAACAGACACACCACAACACCCCACGAGACACCACAGCAAGGGGCAACGACACCCCTACCATAGACCCTATAAAGACCTATCCAGAACACTCCTGAACCCCCGTTCCATACGCCCCTAAAACAGGCTCAATGAAAGCGACCTACAGCATACCACAACAGCGGAAAAAGGCTATAAACAAAGGGAATAAGCACCCCTATCGAGTTGCCGAAAGACCCTCATATAACCATACAACAAGCCCCCATCTACAAGGCGGCAAAACAGCCACGATAAAGGCGCACAAAAGACGTTATACACACCCGTGGGCGGGAGTGTTACAACCCCATATATGTATTGCGTACATAGGCGCGTAGCGCGTGTGTGCGGGCGCATAATGCGGGTATGCGAGGAAAGCATTAAAACAGCGGTTAAACAGCCCCTAAACGACCATAAAACGACCCTAAAACGGCAGGTAAAAAGATGGTGCTGCGGAGGGGTGAAAAGAGGGTCAAAAAGGTGCTTTGCAAAACAATGGGGACACAATTGGGGTCACAAATGGGGTCACAAATGGGGTCACATTTTTCGGGTTTTGATAGTACTGAAACACCCCCTATATGTACCTTTTTTATGGCTATAATGACCCTATATGTACCTTTTGGGTATAGTTAAACAACCCTGTAATGTATCTAAAAAGTCGCGAATCACCCCCTCTATGCACCTTTTTAGTGGTTATAAATATATTTAATACGCACAAAATCAGCGCAATAAGAATTTTTGCGCTTTTACATTGTTGTACAGAGGTGTATTTGGAGGTATTATAGGGTAAAACGAAAGGTGCAGTACTATCGGGGTACTGCACCTTATATGTATGTCAGAAAACAAGACACATATCATTCGAGACGGATGACGCCGATGACGATGGCAATGGAGTGTATTTGGTCGCGGCGTAGAGTGAATGGGGAATAGTTGGTATTGTCGGAGATACAGGTGATACTATCTTTGTCATCAGCGGGTTGCACCCGTTTGATGAGTGCACCTTGGTCAGTATCGAGGACATAGACATGATTCCATTGGAAAAATATATCGTTCAGTGCAAGAAGTTTGCATGCTACCAAGTCGCCTGAATTGTATTTTGGTATCATTGATGACCCTTTGACAGGTATGAGGAAATCGGCATTCTTAAACATCGGGACAACGTACCGCTCGCACTCACATTCCAGGACAGGTGCGTCGTTACCGGAAGCGAATCCTGCCATTGCCTCTACGGGTATTAGCGGGATGCCCCCTTGTTGCACCTTGTGAGCAACAGGTACAGCGGATTGCGGTGCGTTTTCTGCAATTTTTTCGGGCTTGTTTCCTTGCTCAATACCGCACAAAATCCAAATAGGAGAAATGTTGTATTGTAGGCATAGTTGAGCAATAATATCGGTACCTGCCATCATTCGTCCTGCCAGAATTTCCGACAATTTAGTACGTCCACACCCTAAATTTTCTGCCAATTTGGTCTTTGTGAGCGTTTTATTTTCTGTTAAAATACGCTCAACAGCATCGCAGAAACGGCTTTGTATAGTATTCTTTTCCATAAAAATCGCTTTTATGACACTTTTTCTGTCAGAAAATTTTGTAGTGTCAGAAATTATGTCTATCTTTGCAGCGCAATTTCAAAAGTGAAAGTGCGGACAAAGGTAGTTAAAAAAAACGGAATAAGCAATAGTATGGCGACAAAAATCATAACGGAGTATGGGTTGAAGCGTGAGATACAAAGCGTGTACGGTTATAGTTACCCAACGATACGCAGGGCTTTGTGCGGCAGTGATGACACGGATGCGGCCAAGAGGATACGTTGGTATGCGTTGCGTCATGGAGGGGTGGAGATGACGACAGAGAAATAACCCGCCAAGGAGACCCTGACAGGTTGCACTATTGTGAAAACTTATCCACAACGTTCGCACAAGTTCTACCCGACAGTGCAGCCGCCTCCGGAGGATAAACAGGCAGAAGAGGTCTGAAAGATAAAAAGTCCCGGCTCGCCCTTCGGAGTTTTTTTTATAGAAACGACACAAACAATACGAATTAAAATGAACCATAGAGATAAAAATATGAAGACGATGACAGAAGAAGAGTGCCGCAGTTTTGTACTGAGCGGTTTTATTCCAACGAGCAACGATGATGTGGCGGACATACAGGATTGTTTTCTGCGCCATAACATATTGTTTCTGACGGGTCTGTTGCTTGACGCAGAGACAGAGGAAAAGGCGCGCAGGTTATATGGTGCGTGTCTGTTCAATGCGCGAGAAATGGAGGAGTATGAGCAGCGTGCTCAAAAGATACGGGAAATGATGTCGAAGCGTACACAGTACATTGAGCATTTGGACTATCTGAAGGCTCAGATTAGTGCGATAGAGATGTACCTTGCGCAGACGGACGGTCAGGCAAAGATATATGGTGATTTTTTCAAATAAGGAGAAAGTACAATGAAGACGGCACGAGTGATAAACGGTATAGTATGGGCGGTGATGACGGCAGGTATCATCGCGATGGTGGTGGCGGAATGGCATTCGCAGGGTTGCGGTGTGAAGAGTCTGCTGCTGGCGGGTGTGTTCTACACGAGTATGGGTGTGGCTTTCTGGTTCGGAGTGGACCAATGTATTCAAGGTAAATAAACCTTAAAGCAGTTCCTTCGGTCATCCTTCGGAGTTCCTTCGGAGAAAGCGGGGACACAAGCATATTAAAAAAGCATAAAACGATAACAATGGAAGCAGTAACGACGATAAACGGCAGAGTAGGCATTACACAGAGATGGCTACTTGAACAGGGTATTATCAAAAGTAGTGCCCTGAAGATGAGAGAACAACGTCAAGCGGTAGTTGCTCTCACTCGTGGATGTCGAAACGTGGCGAAGGTGTATGAATACAAGTCGCTTCCGGAGGATATGAAACGAGCGATAGATGCGCGGCTGAATGTGTATGCGAGTGCGAAAAAGAACGTATTAGAGCAGTATATCGAGCACGATGCGGAGGTGAGCCGGTACTTTGACGAATACACGACGGACAAAGGCGCGCACCTGCCGGACACGAAAGACAAGCCCGTGCGCCAGACGTATTATGCGAATGCGATAGTGCTGGCGGCGATAGTGCGTTGGGAGCAGGCGCAGCAGAAGCGCGGCGAGCGGTTGGATTGGGAGCAGGTGGCGCAGAGCATACAGAGCCTTGACAGGCTGGACTATGCGTGCGACCTGCCGGAGAACGCGCGCAAGTTGCGGGACAAGGTGCAGGCATACAAGAAAGAGGGTTTGGAGAGCCTTGTGCACAAGAACTACAAGGGAGTGAACACGAATGCGGTGAAGGTGCATGACGGCGAGCAGGCCGACCTGCTGATAACGCTGATAGCGGAGCACCGGAACTTCGACTGCGAGGAGATAGCGAAGATGTACAATGCGCAATGCGCGGCAAGAAACGCGCAATCAGTACAGGGTAAGCCCGAGTGGAAGCCCATCACGGCGAGCACAGTGCGGCAATGGCAGAGGAAAATGCGTTTTATCACGACAGCCCGTAAACACGGCAGTGCTACATTCAACAACACATTGACATACACCGTAAAACGTACAGCCCCGAGCAAAGCGATGTATATGTGGGTGCTGGACGGTTGGAATGCGGAGTTGCTGTACCAAGCCAAGAAAGACAATCGCACCACTTACTACAACCGGTTAACTCTGGAAGTAGTATTGGACGCTGCCACCAAATACCCCATCGGTTATGCCATCGGCGACCGTGAGAACGGCACTTTGATACGCGAAGCATTGCGCAATGCGGAACGGCACGTGGAGGAACTGACTGGCACAATGTTGCGCCCTCATCAGATACAATGCGACAACTTTGCCAAGAGTGCATTGATGGAGACCTATACGGGATTGGCGCAATACGTAACACCTGCGGCGGCAGGCAATGCGAAAGCAAAGATAGTAGAGTCGTGGTTTCACACCTTCAACGACAAAGTATGCAAGTACGCGTTCAACTGGTCGGGACACGGCGTAACAGCCAACAGGCAGAACCAACCGAACCTTGACTTGACGATTATGAAGAAAGAAGATTTGCCTACTCTTGAAGAGGTGGTTGCCGAGATAAGTGCCTTGATGGCGCACTATCGCCAGGAAGCATTGCCCGCCTATCGTGAAGCCTTGCAGGCATTACCTGATAACGAGCGTATAGTATTGGATATGAAGCAGTATCTGAACCTGTTTGGCGAAAGCACGGGGCAGACCTACAGCCTGCAAGGCACGGGCATCAATGTCCGCATTCTCGGTACACGCCACCAGTATGACCTGCTTGCCGACCCCGAAGATACGGAGGCTATGGCGGAGGCGATACGGTTCCGCGAGAAATGCTGGGAGAAATGGAATGTGAAACTTGACCCGATGGACAGGAACCATGTCCTCGTGGAGAACAAAGACAGGACGGAACAGTTCCTGCTCACACTCAAGGACGAACAGCCTATGGCATTGAAAGACCGCAAGCCTGGCGACTATGAGAAACTGGCGGCGATATGGAAATTCAATGCGGTCCTGGCTACCTACGCGGGTGATACCCTGTCGAAACATCAGAAGAGTGCGTTGGAGTGCTACCATGACACGTGTGATACTATCCGCTTTGAGGGTATGGACGCGATAGAACGGCGCAACTACGAGATGTTGAGCAAAGCCCTGATACCCGATAGTGCAGGACAGCACAAGAACGAACTATATGCCGCAGCACGGGGAAGCGTGGAGACTGCAACAGAAGCACACGGCAAAGAGGACGACGCCATGCGCAAATCTGTTCCCGAACAGGGCTGCGAGGTGATGTTGAACAGGTTTTAACCACCGATAAAACAGCAATTAACAACCGATTAAAATAGAAAATTATGATGAAGAAACAGAAAAAAGCCCTGTTCCACATAGAGTTGGACGGCAAACGTATTCACACCGACATCGACGGCAACAACATCGACCTTGTCAAGTGTCTGTGCATAGCCATGGCGCACAACGATGCCATCGCCCGTCTCATCTGCGTGGCAGCCAAGGCGTGGAAAGAGTTTAACGAGATGAACACCGCCGACGAGACCGTCGGCAGCAACCATGCAAACCAAGAATAACCATGGATAAGCGAATCACCGACATACGCAAGAGCGACATCAAGAATGCACTCATCGACTTTTGTGACCGTTTCGGCGGGCAAAACAAAGCCGCCAAGATACTCGACGGCGTGAGCAGCGGCACCATCAGCCAAATCATCAACGGCAACCACGAACTCATATCAGACGATATGTGGCGCAAAATAGCCTCGCAAATAGGTATGCAGGATGAGAAATGGGAGACGGTGGAAACTACCAACTACCGTGACCTGCATTTCATTCTCCACGAAGCACAGAACAGCCAACTATGGATGGCTATCACCGGTGCTGCCGGAACAGGCAAGACCTACGCCTGCAAGAAATATGCAAGCAGCAGCGACAACCGTGAGGTCTATTACATCTCTTGCGACCCCGACTGGACAAAACGCGATTTCTTCGGCACTTTGCTCCGCAAGATGGGCATGCGTCCCGAGGGGCTGACATTGATACAGATGAAGCAGAAACTCGTCCTGCAAATGCGCACCAAAGAAGCCCCCATTGTTATTCTTGATGAAGCCGACAAGATGAGCGATGTGGTGCTCAACTCGTTCATCACGCTCTACAACGACCTGCAATACGATTGCTCTGTCATAATGATTGCCACCGAGTTCCTCTCCAAACGTTTCGACCAGGGCGTGCGCTACAACAAAAAGGGCTTCAACGAACTATGGAGCCGTATCGGGCGCAAGTGCGTAGCCCTGCGCGGTGTGTCGCAAAGCGATGTAGCCGATATATGCCGGCAGAACGCTATCAACGACACGCACACTATCAACGCAATCATCGGCGAGTGCGAAGGCGACCTGCGCCGCGTGCAACGGCGCGTAGTCGCAGAGATGAAAAAGAAAAACCGTTAACGTGAGCAACGAAACCATCAACACGAAGGCATATCATGCGCAAGGCTTTATCATTACAAAATATCCTCGACTATCACCCACAGGCAATGGGCTTCACCGGCGAGTGGCTCCGTGTGATGGGCGACCCGGAACCGTTCGGCTCGTGGATTATCTATGGCGGCAGCGGGCAGGGCAAGACGCGCTTCACGGTGCAACTGGTGAAATACCTTATGTCGTTCGAGGGTATGCGTATTGCCTACAACGGATTGGAAGAGGGGGTGAGCGGCACCTATCAACGCGCCCTCATTGACACCGGGCTGATGGCGGAGAATAAGACCCGTTTCCTCTTCTGGAACAGGTTCGACCTTGACGATATGACCGAGTTGCTCGCCAAGAAAAGAAGCCCGAACATAGTGGTCATCGACAGCCTGCAATACCTCGGTATCACCTACGATGAATACAAAGCCCTTGTAACACGTTTTCCAAAGAAACTGTTTATTTGGATTAGCCATGAGTCGGGTGCCAAGCCCGATGGTACTACGGGCAAAAAGATTCTATACAATAGTGATATTAAAATCCGTGTCCGCAACTACTACGCGCACATCACCAGCCGCTACTGCGGAAACGAAGTCTATGACATCTGGCCTGAACACCATTTGCAATAAGTATTTTAACATTTCAACCCGCGTTTTCCCTCGCTTTTCCACCGAAGGAACTCCGAAAGAACTCCGAAGGAACTCCGCACAAACGCCGTAAGCAAATTTTAATCATTATGGAACCTGCAAAAAACACTCAATGGAAACAAGCCAACCGACGCTTCTATGCTTTGGCGCGGCAGTGCAACATGAGCCGCGAGGACATCGCCGCCACTATCTCCGGCAACTACCCGCCGCGTGTCAGCACCTCCGAACTCACCGCTGCCGAACTGCACTCCCTCTGTCTTGCTATGCAACGCCGTGCCGTCAGTCCGGAGGAGCAGCGCAAAGACCTCGGGCGCAAGCGTCTCATCGCCGCCGTGCGGCACTACCTCACCCTCATGGGCTACCAAACCGACATCGCCTATATCCGCAGTGTCATAGAGCGGGCTGCGGGGGCCCCGCAAACAACGCGCAGCAGGGTGCCTGGCGGAACACCCCTCAACGACCTCTCCCTCGACCGCCTGCGCAGCCTCTACAACGCGTTCACAAAGAGAGCAAGGGATTTAACCTCCGAGACCCCGACTCCCCAGACCCCCTCAGAGAGGGGGACTACAGAGAATCTGCAAGCCCCTCCTTTGGAGGGGTTGGGGAGGTCAGGGGCGGGGGGCTCCCCGCTCAGTTTTATCACCGCCGAAGCCTGACGCTATGGCTGTAAACTTATGAACTTATTAAACCATCTGAACTTCTTCTAAACTAATAAACTTCTAAACAAATAAACTACAATGGAATATGGCTGTAAACTTATGAACTTATTAAACCATCTGAACTTCTTCTAAACTAATAAACTTCTAAACAAATAAACTACAATGGAAACAACCACCACCGTGAGCCTCACTCCAGAAGAGTTGGAGTTGCTCAACCAAGCCCGCGCCGCCAAAGCCAAAGCCGAAGCACAGGCACAACGCGAACAGGAACTCGCCACCTACAAAGCCCTCGTGGACGACGCTATCCGCGAGACCCTGCCCGAGGCGTGCGACATCAGCGAGACACTCGCCACCAAGAAACGCGCCATCATCGACCGTTTCCGTGCCGTCATCCGCCTGAAAGAGGAACTCTTCCGCGGCAGCAAAGCCCTGCGCGACGGACGCTACACCGACACTTTCACCAACGCCGACGCCACCGCCCGCGTCACAGTAGGCTACAACACCCTCGACAACTACGACGACACCTACACCTCCGGTGTGGAGATGGTGAACCAATACATCGAGAGCCTTGCCACCGACGCCAAGAGCGTACAACTCGCCAACATGGTCACCACCCTCCTGCGCGAGCGCAGCAAAGCCGGACAACTCAAGGCGCAGAACGTGCTGCGTCTCGAACAGATGGCAAGCGAAAGCGGCAACGAGACCTTCATCGAGGGTATGCGTATCATCCGCGAAGCCTACCGCCCCATCCAGAGCAAACAGTTCGTCAAGGTCGAACAGAAAAACCCCATCTCCAACGAGTGGGTTCCCATCCCCATGAATATGACAAATTGCTGAGACTATGCCTATCAACAAACGGAAACAGTACAACAGGTCTCTCATCGACGTCTGCCGTAATTGCCATGGTTACGGCAGCGTCGGGGGGCGCACTTGCGAGGTGTGCAACGGACGTGGTATCGTACACAAGGAAATATCGCTCACCATCACTATCGACAACGATGTTAGACCTGATTGACAGCCGCCCCGTCATCTGCGCCACGCGCGGCGAACTGATGGAGCGGGTACACAGCCACCCCGCCACGCTGCAAGTCAGCACCCGCGTGGTGGTTATTACTGAAGCGAAAGACAACACCGGGCAGGTCGTTTACCGCTGCGAACACGAATTGCCACGGAAATGAAAAACGCCCGCAAGATAGCAGTCTTGCAGGCGGATAGACGGAAAAACACATTCCGGAAAAGGTTACTTAAATCCACTACAAAATTAGTGATTTTTTTCGGGATGTACAAATCGACGGTCAAAAAAGCGCAAATTGTACGTGGTATTCTGTCGGAATACTACGAAGAAGGTCGGCAGGACAGATGCAAACTATGGGTGTATCGCAACAAAGTGGCACCCGTGTTAGGCATCAGCGAGCGGACCTTCTTCCGTTATTTGAACACCCCGGAACCGACCGAGCCAAGTACGCAACTGACATTGCGGTTCGAGTGAGACCGCTGCGCTGTCAGAGGTCAGAGAAAAGGCAGAATCCTCAGCGGGTTCTGCCTTTCTTTGTTTCTATCCGAGGTTGTACTTTCCTATTCTCTCTCGGCACTACCATTTCTTCCCATGCGGTGGCGAAGCGCAGCACCCGCACTTGCAGCCCGATGTCGTGCCTGCTCTCGTTGCCGGAACTCATACGTATCAGCGGTTCCGCCCACTCGTTGCCGTCCTCGTCCGTGGGTGCCCACCCGTGGAGTGTCTCCACCAAGGCGCGTTCCGTCGTCAGGTCGCTCATGGCTTCCATACGTGCCGTTTGCGGGGCGGTCTGGCACGCGGAGGCATAACCCTACATAGAGGCGTACGCTCAGCGTAGCGCGTGCCATTTGGCACCCTCCACCCATCTCCTCGTATTCCACATCTTCCATGTCCACCAGGACGGTGGGGCTGCTCACTCCGGGGCGCAGTTCGTAGGTGTCCTGCCCCGTATAGCGGTCAATCATACGGATACCCTCTATCCGGGCTATCCTGTCTTCTACGGCGCACAACATCTGCGCCAAAGGGTTTGTCAGTTCCATATACGTTGTTTGTATAGAGTTCTTATAGTGTTCCCATAGCGGAAACACGTGTTTAATCGCTGCTTAACCATTGCTTAACTGTTGACAATCTTGCGCACCTCCGAGTCTATCATATCCCGCACTTTGGTCTCCAACTGTTTTGACGGTCCCATAAACTGCCGTTTGGGTATGCGTACACGGTGATTCCTGCCCGCGCGGTTCGTGCCCTCGTTGTGCGCAGCGGCATACGGTACATTGGTATAGACCATCGCCACTCCTGGCGCAGCCTTTTTCTTTATGGACTTGTAGAGGTTGTTCCTGCGCGAGAGCAGCGTCTTGTAGGCGTTGTCCGGGTTCTTCGGGTCGCTCTTTCGCTTGGCGGGTTTCCATGGTTGCAGCGATGAGTCCACGAACCCCTCCTGTCGGAAGTTGTCGCGGAAATGCTGCACGGCGATGGTGCCCGCCTTGACGGGCAGCGTGCGGGTGATGAGTTTGCCCAACGCCTCCTTGTTCCGGCGCAGTTGCAGTTCAAATTGTGACGGGGTCATTTTTGCCATAAATTTTGATATATCAAATAATTGTCGTATCTTTGCAGGCAGAAAAGGTGATATGCAAGTTCAACCACATGGGCGGCTGCCCAACCGGTTCTTGTTTATCTCCTTTTCTGCTTTATAGAGTATGGGTATTCGGCTACACCATTGTGCTTGTCGCTTTTCACCTGGCATTTCACCTCAAACACTTCCCCTTTGTACGCTACATCATAGACGGTGTAGTTCTTCACGCCGTCGGCAATCTTGCGTTTGTAGTTTTTGCGACTGGTGTCAATGGGCAGGTATCGCCCGTCCTGCACCTTGCGCAACAAGCCGTGCAGATGTTCTGCTGCTTCCAATTCCAATGCGTTGTAGCAATGTTCCTTTATGCGCTTGAACTCGCGCCTGCCAAAGAACAAGTTGCCCGTGTACAGCGTCTTGCGGTTTCGCAGTTCCAACACCCCGCGTTTGCGCAGCACCTGCAACAGTTCTTTTTGTTTTGCCACGAACTGTTCCGGAGCCTCTTTGGGATTGATGTGCTGTTTCTTTTCCCGCTGTTTCACGTGTCTGTCGGCACGCTCCACACATTTTGAGACACGGCTGCACCTGTTGCAATCCCTCTTTCCTGCCAAGTTGCTCACCAATGCCGCCAGTTTGTTGCCCGCAAACGGACACGCGGTGCAGTCTTTCGGGAAATACGGGTGCTTGCGGCTGAATATCCGCCCGTCGGCGGGATTGTTCTCCAATCCGGGTTGCGCATCTTGCTTGTCATCAGCGCGGGGCACAGCCGTCTCGTCACGCTCTGTCTGGCGCAACTCGCACTTGCAGTTCCATCGGTCTCCTGGCTTGTGCTCGTCCCAGAACGGGTCATTCACGGGGCGCACTGTTCCCCAATAGATGATATGGTCGGCACTCGGGTTGGGCGAGGTCGAGGGCACCCACTCAAGGTTCGGATAGACGTCCGCCTCGGCGCGGAACTCTTTCCACTCGGCGGCGTTCTGCGCCCGCAGTACCGCGGTGTCGTACTCGGTCTGCAACCATGCACGGTTGCGGTGCTCTATGTAGGGCGACACGTCCTTTACAAACTGCCGGAACGGCTTCAACTGCCCCTGCTCGTCCACCATATGCGCCGCGATGTCCTGCTGCATACGGTGCACGCGAAAGGCGGAAAACACGTCTATATTATGCCGCAACTCATCTATAAAATTCGCACTCGGCACCGGCACACCCGATGTCGCCGCATCTGCCATACCATTTTCGATAGCGTCCTCGAAAATACGGCACGTCTCGCGGTACAGGTTCTCTTCCACATAGTGGTCAATGTCGAACTCCTGTTTGTAGATATTCACCAACGCCCGCGCTATAGCCTCCACATCAAGGCTCACACCCGTTTCTATGAGGTCGGGTCTGCCGTCGGCAAAGTAGTCCTTGTCAATATCATAACATCCCGCTTCACCCGCGGACTTGCGGGAACCCTGTGTATCGCCCCGGACTACATCGGGGCGAACCCGAAAAAATCCGCCAGACGGTCGTAGAGTTTGCCTTTCTTCTTGTCCTCCTTGTCGTCCTCTTTGGTGGGTTCGTCTTTGGCGGCATTCTTGATAGCGTCCAGTGCCGCCTGCCTGCGTTCCTCCTGTTCGCGTTTCAGTTGCTCGTAGTTGGCGGGTTTGGGCAGTCCGTAGGTCTCGTAGAAATAGTCGTCGTCCACCGGCACGCGGCTTGCCAACTGCAAGTCCATCGCCAGCCGTGCCTGCAACTTGCCCAAGTCCTGCTCCTGTTCAAAGACGAACTTCCCGCCCTCCACGGGGTAGCCGTAACCCGTCAAAATGGTGCGGAAGAAGTCGCTGTTGAGCATGTTGCACACATAGTGCATATCGGAGGCGGTGATTTCCAATTGCTGGTCGGCGTGTATCTCCGCCTGCGCATAGCCGGACGACTTGCTCGAGGTGGTGGTCTCCGAGTTGCCAAGGATTGCCACCGACATCTCCTGGTTGCAGCAGTTGATGAGCCGTTCTTGCAGTTCGCCCGTGCCGTTGGAAGTCTTGCCGTCGAGCATCTCGAACTCCGCCTGTTTGGGTATCATCATCGTCAGACTGGAGCCAGCCTGCTCCAACATATCGCGCACCCGTTTCTGCGTCTCTTCGTCGTAGGCGTCGTATTTCACCACGCGCACGGGCTGCCCGAATATCTCCACATACTGTGCGAAATCGCCGAAGCCGGAGCGTTTGTACAGGGCGTACAGCGAGCATTGCAGCAGTTTGCCCAACTCATACGGGTCGCCCATCAGCCACACCATCGGCAGGTCGTCCACGCTCACACCCCGTGTGTCAAACTGCGAGATGGCTATCTCGCGGTTCTCCGGACGGATATGGCGCCGGTCAATCTCTTTATAGTCGAACACCTTGCCCATGATAAACTCCACCGCACTCGTGCCGTAGTATTTGCGCTCCATGATAACCTCCAGCAGGCGCTCAAACTTGCTGCTGCCTATCAGGTCGTCCAATGCGTCCACTTTTTGCCCTTGTGCGTCCATAAACACCATACGTTTGTTGGTCACGGCTTTGGTACGTTTCTCTAATAGTCCGGACAGATGCCCGTCGATGGTTACGACATCATGGTAGAGGTCGAGCAGTTTGTACCGGTTGGGGATAAACACCGACTCCGCCCGCTCGATGGCGGTCTTGAGTTTGCCTGCGTCTTTGCGGTTGCGGTCGGGTGCCACTAAGCGGATTTCCTGCACCACCAACCGTTGTGTGCCGGTGCGCTGCACCTCTGTGTTATTGCGTTTCTTGCTCATAATCAAAAATAGTTTGTACGTTTGGGATTGCTGCTCCAACTCACGCCGTTGGCGGATTCGTCCTCCGGTGTATCGGGGTCGTCTTGTCTGTAGGATAGTTCGATCAGGTTGTTCTGCCCGTCGCGGATATTCTCCAAAAGGGCGATGGCATCCTCATAGTCCTTGCGGTACAGTTCCAAATCGATGTTTGGGTTCGACTGCCGCACAAGGTAGTAGGACGCAATGATTTTCACTATCTTCTGCAACGCCGGACTGACCACCGTGGGCTTCACGGCAGGGCTGACGCTGTCGTCGCCGAAGACGGGCTTCAAATCGTATTTGAACACGTAGGTCGCACACAGCGACTGCGCGGCGAGTATCTGCATCTCCACCACAGTATCGTCTTTGCGTGTGATGATGTCCAGTATCTCAGGATAGATAGAGGACTTGCGTAGGTCATCAATGGTAATTATCATATCTTCTTGTTATTGTTTCTTTTCACGAAATACACACCCTCGCTTGCCTTCAGTTTCGCAAACTGCTTGAGCAGCCACACACCGCCCTCCAGCATATCCGGACCGTCCATGCGTTTCTGTTTCTGACTGACGTTACGCATTTGTGCTTTCATGCGCTGCATGTCGGGGTCCCCCGCTTCGGCTTCGTTGAAGATGAGCAGCCCCGCACGGTTGATAGGCTCCAACGTGCCCTCGATACGGGTGTATTTGTCTTTCTTGTCGCGCGTGTCCGGCACCACCGGCAGCAACTCGCCGCGGCGGTGCGACTCCTCAAAGATGGCGGGCAGCAGCACCTGCTCATAGAACGGGGCTTGCAGGCTGTTGTTCTCTATCCATACCCGCACATTTTCCGCTCCTTGCCTTGCCGCCCATTCGTACAGGTCGAACAACGCACCCACGAAATGCGCCGTGGACATCGTATCCACACGCACCTTGCACACGTAGAAACTCAGCCCGCTCCGCGCTATCACGCCCACCGCCTTGCAACTGCCCTGCGACACGTCTCTGTTGCTCGTCGCAGGGTCAGCGTAGATGAGCACCTGGCAGCGTTTGAGCGGCGGCACCTTGCCCTCGTGCAACTCCTTGAACACCGTACCGCCGTCCATCGGGTTGTTGAAGTACTCCTTCTGCGCCGACTCATAACTGATAGTCGCCAGCACGCGGTCGATGTCCTCTTCCGTGTTCTTCTCCGGCCACGATGACCTGCCTTTTTTATCGCGGATGTTCACGATGTCGAACTTGTCGCAGAACGTTGAGTCGCCCAAGTATTTCACCATGCAGTTGTCCGAGATGATGTTGCCGTTTACTAATATGCGCGTCGGAGTGGATATGGAGCGCGTCGGTATCAGTGCCTGCTCCAGCCAGTTGATTTTCTTGCGCATCGTGTCCTCGTTCAGGCACTCCTCGTCCGTATCGAAATCGTCTATCACTTTTCCCCGCAACTCTGGCAGTACTTTTTGCACACCCCGCGCCCTTACACTACTTTTGCACCGTTTTTCAACAATCAACGTAAAACCGGTAACGTGAAACCATAAACGCAACGCCACCAACGTGAAACCACCAACCTCAAAACAACATATAGACCCCATCGGGTATGAAAAATATCTTAATCATTCCATCCTTCTGTTTCCTCCGAAGGAACTCCGAAAGAACTCCGAAGGAACTCCGCACCAAATCCGTCCCCTAAACCCATTAAATTTTAACAAAATTTCACACCAAAAACGCGCAACCATTAACGTGCAACCACCAATGCACAGCCGTGAACGTTCGCAACGCAAAACCAAAACCTAAACAATATGACCAAAGGACAAAACTTTATCCTCATCCCCCGCCAAACCATTGAGTTTCTCACCCGTGCACATCTTATGCGCACAGAGTACCTCACGTGGTACGACCTCTATCTCGCCTACATCCGTCTCAACGACACGCCCGAAGACAACAAAACAACGCCTCTTCCCGCTATGCAGCAATATGACATCCTCGCCGCACAATTCGATATGTCACAAGACCGCATCCGCCACATCATCAACCTCCTCAACCGATATGTGTAGCCTGCACGTATACACACAAATGTAGCCGTTATTTGCAAATCCCGTCAAATTTAACTACCTTTGTGCCAACTTTTTAACTGCAAAAATCGCATACTATGATTTCTACTGAAAGAAAAGAATTTAACAAAGCCGTTCGCGAATTGGATGAGATATCCAATACTTTCAATGCCAAATTTGAGGAAACCCTTGTTGCCATTCTCAACACCCAGCCGCGCAAAAAAATATCTTTCACAAAACACCGCCCAAAATATATACAAGATTGTAGCGAAACCATCACTTTGGCTACTATCTCGGCGATTTGGCTCGAAGAAGACGGTTTGAAAGTAAAAATGGCTTGGAAAGAAGACAATATTGCTTTCAATGAAACCCAATCTTTTTACTCGGCTGATTTCGACAATCTTTATCCCAACTACGCAAGTTTCACCGATGCTGTCAAGCAAACGCTCAAAGACAAGGAAAACCCGCAAACAGAGCCACAGCCGTCGGAATCCGAACCAACTGCGTCCAAACAAGCCTCGCCTGCCCAAAACAACAAACCCCAAGGAGGTTTCTTCTCCAAATTGTTAGGTTTCTAGCGCAAAAACGCTTTGTATGCACGATTGGTTGCCTATGCAGCCAATCTTTCTCGCCAAAACCCGCTACCTTTGCACCGTCTTTCGAAAGAATGGCGGTGCATTTGTTTATACACAAATCCCTGCCACATCGCAAACCGGGCTCGCGATGTCAAAGAAACAGCCTTCACAACAAACCTGAAACCCTAACTTTTCGCCCACTAAGGCAACTACGCGTAGCCACCAACGTGCAACCACCAACGTTCGCGACAGCGAACCACTAACGCGTAGCCGCCATCGTGAGCGAAGCGAACAGAGAAAATGTCAAAATTCAAACTCGAAGTCCCCTTCCAATCCTTCAGGGGCAAAGTCTGCAAACATTCGCAGATTATCTTCAAACAGATGTACGGCACACGCTTCACCTCCCAAATCTGCAACCCCTACACGGGTGCACCCTCCGAGGCACAGACCGCACAGAAAAACAAGTTCAAAAACGCACAAAAGGCTATGCAAGCCCTCACTACGCAGGAGCGTGCCGCTTATGCCGCTACGTTCAAGAAGAACCCTGGCAAGTACAAAACCCTCAACGGCTACATCCTCGCCCGGGAACTCGCTAAATTGAGTTAAGTGGCATTGGTTGAGAGTTGAAAGTTTAGAGCAGTTTATCAGTTAAGCAGTTTATTGGTTATGCGTTGTTGAAAAAGGTTAATACGTTGCAAAGTTCAACCCATCAACCACCTAAACCTTCTAAACCACGTATCAACCCACCAACTTGTAAACTAATAAACTCAACAACTGCCCCCAACTCTAAACTCTCAACCCTCAACTTCTTTCAACTATCAACTAAAAAACTAACCCTTATCCCCTCCCACAGCATGGAGGAACCGCGTCGCAAACCTACACTTCGTTTCGGTTTACGACGCGGAGAGCGGGCAGCATCGGTCGCATTGTTGAGCAAAGCGAAACCCGTTGCAACCCGATTGCTGAACGCGAATGGCTAAAGTAACTTATCTCGACCCGATTGACCACCTCTCGGGCAAAATCTCCAAGCAGACACGCACTATCTATGTGCATCGCTCTGCCGCTACCTCCAACCCCGGCACGCCCAACTTCACGCAAATACGGGGCAACCGCACCACGGCGGTCTCGCAAACCGAAAGGGACTATCGCACACGCTTCGGCAAAATCTGCACCGCAGCCCGCCAACGTATGCAGGACGCTTCCAAGATGCCCGCCGACATCGCCGCCTTCAAAGCACAGACGCAGTACCGTACCCTCTACCAGTTCGTCTGGCACCAAGTCGCCGACACCATCGAGTAACGCGTAAGTATTGAAAATCTCCGCTCGGGCAATGGTGTTGCTGAATATCATTCTGTGCGAAGCACGCAACACCATTGCCCGCCTTTATTGCAACGGACTGTACCCGATAATGTATTAACGATAAATTAACGGCAATTAACGGAGAACCTATAACGCAAAAATAAATTCGTGGCTAATTAATGTTTTCAAGCAAATTAACGGAATCCATACGCACTATCAACCAAATAATCATCCACTGCTCCGCCACACCCGCTGGGCGTGACTATACGGCAGCCGACATCGACCGCTGGCATCGCCAACGAGGATTCTCAGGCATCGGTTACCACTATGTCATCCGTCTCGACGGCAAGGTGGAGCAAGGGAGACCGGTAGGTCAGATTGGAGCACACTGCAAAGGCCATAATGCCACTACTATCGGTGTGTGCTATATCGGAGGTCTTGCCGCTGACTGCAAGACACCCCAAGACACAAGGACAGAGGCGCAGAAAGCCGCAATGCTTACCCTCGTGCGTTCGCTCCAATCTGCCTACCATATACCGTCATCCGCTATCTATGGGCATCGTGAGTTTGCCAACAAGGCATGCCCTTGTTTCGATGTGCAAAAAGAATTCAGGGTCCCCGACGCAACCTCTAATGGTTGCGTCGGGGAGAGCGGAGGCATCGGTCGCTTTAATGACCGCGTAGCGGGCAGTCTGTGCGAACCGATTGCCGAACGCGAGAAAAAGGAGGTAGGACTATGACCGAACAGACACGAAGAGACAACCGCAGAGAGGTACGCTTTTATGTCTGCCTCCTGTTGGGCTTCACGCTTATGATGTGCGGCTTTTTCGCACCGCCTATTGGAGAAATCCACAACTCCGTACTCGTCGGTGCAGGACTGCTGCTATCTGTGGGCGCACTTGCTGTGGGTATCGACCTCGTCGGCTGTATTCACGAACTCCGCCTCCTGCGTTCCGGCATTACCGATGACCTCAATACGGGGTCCCCGCAAGCCCCTGCGTAGTGGGGTGTCTAAACAATCGCAACAATGAAACGTACCTGTCTGTTTTTGATACTGCTTTTGCTTGCTGCTTGCCGTACCACGCAAACCTTGCAAACCGCCACCACGCGCGAAGTCCGTATTGTCGAGCGTGATACCCTCATCACCATCGCTCCGGACTCCGCCACCGTCCGTGCCTTGTTGGATTGCGACAGCACCAACCAAGTCATCCTCCGCCGACTCGAAACCCGCAATGGCACCCGCATAGCAGCAACTGCGAAAACCACAGAATCAACGGGCTCCCTGCTCTTCTCTGTGGACTGCCACGAGGACAGCCTTTCTCGTGAACTCCGGCTCCGTGACAGTGTCATCACCACCCTCCGCACCGAGCAGCGCACCGTCGAAGTCCCCGCTGCCCTCACCCGTTGGCAGTCTTTTTGCCTCGTGCTGGGACAAATCACCTTTGCCCTCCTCGCCACCGCATTTCTCACACTCATAATCTTTGTAATATGCAAGTTTCTCATCAAACACTGACCACGGGGTCCCCACAAGCCATAGTGCCGTGGGGTGTCCTGATTGACCATTTCCAACGCTACAAGAGCACGGACGTGGTCTATGTATCGGGCGACCAACTCTTTCTCACCCGCGCTGCCGCTCTCTCCTACGGTAACGGCGAAGTGAAAACCGTCCGCCGCTCCGACCTTGCGCAACCCGCGCCTGCCGCACCGGCAAACAACGACTTTCCGGACACGCTCACCGCCGAGCAGGTTGAGGCTATGACCTACGAGCAACTCAAAGCCGCGTCCGCCGCCCTCAACCTCACCACCGGGGATAACAAGAAAACAACCATCAAGCAAGCACTCCTTGCTTTCATCAATCAATAGCCCTATGTCATTTCCACAAGTCAAAGTCAATGTTGCCAACTAATACAACCGGCGGCGTAAACCGAAGGTTTGCAACGACGAGAGGAGGAGTCGCGGTCGCCTTATGCCGCCAAGCGGCATCCGTGCGACAAGCGCACTCCGACGAGATGCCGAGTCCAAAGGCTACACCGCCGAGGCGGAACCGTTCGCACACCACCTCATCGAGGAGTATTACAACGAACTCGGCGGCAACCAGCGCCTGTTCATCTTCGGTACTGCCACTTCTATGACCATGGCAGAAGCACTCACCGCCACCGAGGCCAATGGCGTCAGCAAACTGCTGCGCGACGGACGCGGCGACATCAACCTTATTGCCATCGCCCGCAAACCGCAAACAGGCTACCAGCCGGGTACGGCGTTCTTGGACTCTGATGTACCCGTTGCCGTTACTGCCTGCAAGACTGTCGGCGAAGCGATGCAAACCGCCAACACGCCCGTCCGTTTTATCATTGAGGGACGTGTTGCCAATGCCGGCAAAACGAACGACTACAAACCGCAAGACGCCACCAACGGTTATGCCTGCGTCCTGCTCGGCGGAACATCGCCCGACGGCTCCGCGGCTGTCAGCGTACTCCTGGCACGTGCCTGCAAATACGGCTCGCATATCAAGGTAGGCAACGGGCAGAACGGTGTCCTCTCCGTGCAACAGGTCTATATAGGTGCCGACAAGTACGAAGACCGTGTCGATATGGAGACACTCCACGATGCAGGCTTCCTTACAGCGACGGCGTAAACCGAAGGTTTGCGACGGCGAGAGGAGGAATGGCGGCGACCTAAACGCGCGTGCGCGTTTCTTGTCGCAAGACCATTCCGACGAGTCCATGGTCGAGTCATTGACAAGGCGCAACGCATTGCCGCCGCTACCTACGCCCCTTACATTGAGACGGGCATCACTATGAACGCCGACGGCACTGTCAACGCCACCGAAGCCGCTGACATCGAGAACACCCTTGAACAGGCTATCCTCGCTGCTATGGGCGACCAAATCTCACAAGTCAAGGTCTATGTCGATTTGAACCAAGACATCATCAACACCTCTACCATCAATATCCAACTGCGTATCATGCCGCTCGGCTATCTCACGTGGATAACCGTCTCGCTCGGACTGGCGGCTACGCTCTAAACTTTGTACATTATGCCTAATATGCACATCAAGTCAAGCGAATATGCTTGGCACCACACCGAGGTCAAAATCGCCGACCGTATCATTGTCGGTATCACCGCATGGGAACTCAAGAAAACCGTCGAAAAAGAGGAACAGTACGGCGCAGGGCAGCACCCCATTGACATACAAGCCGGCAACATCAAGTGTTCGGGCAGCATCACTCTTTGGGGCTACGAGGCGGACCGCCTCGAACAGGCGGCACAAGCCGCAGGCTACGACAGCATTCTTGATGTTCCCCACGAACTGCTCTCTGTTACCGTCACGGCTCGCAAACTCGCCAAAGACCCTATCACCAAATGGATAGCCCGCGGCGTGGCTTTCACCGAGACCACCGACACTCTCAAACAGAATGACAGCAAACGCGAATGCGCCATGCCGTTCATCTGTATGGACATCAACAAAACAACCATCAGTCTCTGACCATTATGAACAAGACAACCGAACAACCGGCACCCACAGCCGTACAACTTGCCGAACAGCGTTTCGGCAAAGAGAAACTCGACCAACTTTCCAAAGAATTCAACGGTCGCAAACTCTGTATCATCGCTGTTGAAGACAAAATCGCTGTCCTCAAACCGCTCAACGCCAAAGAACTCAGCGACTACACCCGCACCATGATGAGTGCCGGACTTGATGTGGCTGCACGCCAACTGCTCGACGCATTATGGCTCGGCGGAGACGAGTGTATCCGGGACGACGAGGACTATTTCATGGCAACCATGGTCGAACTCCAGAATGTCATCGAACTAAAAAAAAGCACTTTTGGCAGGTATTAGAGCAAGGCAAACAGGATGAGGGTTCACTGGAACTCCATCTCTGTTTTGCACTATTCTATTACGGTGCACAAGCCGAGACATGGGATATTGATACCCTCGCCTACCGGACAGGGGTGGCATATCGCTTATACGAACAAGGTACTATCAAACAACTGAATGGGCTACGTAGTTGATTATGTAATGAAGATGCAGGACTTGATGTCCGGACCGTTGGGTCGGATAGCCAATGCCTACGACAATGTGAGCAACCATGCCAGGAAAGCAGGGGAGTCCTCTTCGTTATTCTCCAAACTGGCTATGGGTTCATTCGGGTTGAACAATATCCTTGGTGCAGCATCCACGGCTATCAGTGCTGCCTCCAAAATAGGTTCTGCCATCGGCAATACAATGCAAGCGGCATTGGATAGGCAACAGTTGCAAGTCTCGTTCGATGTGCTTACCGGCAGCAAAGCCGCTGGTGGGAAACTTACCAAAGAACTGGTTGACCTGCAACAGAACACCATTCTCGGTGCGGAGGTATTCAAGAATGCGCAAACTATGCTCGGCTTTGGTTTCAAGGACACAGAGGTGGTGGATAACCTGCGTATGTTAGGTGATGTATCAATGGGCGATGCCGAGAAACTCAACTCACTTACATTGGCTTTCTCGCAAATCCGTTCTGCGGGCAAACTGCAAGGACAAGACCTGCTTCAACTCATCAATGCCGGATTCAACCCGCTTGAGGAAATGTCAAAGCGCACAGGCAAAAGCATTGGTACCCTGAAAGACGAGATGTCGCAAGGCAACATCACTTTTGAGATGGTGCAACAGGCGTTCAGGGATGCCACCGGCGAGGGCGGAAAGTTCAACAATATGCTCGGTACCATCGCCAAGACAGATGCCGGAATGAAAGCACAGTTGGGCGGGGCTTTCGAGGAACTGAAAATAAAAGTGGGTAACGCTTTTTCTCCACTCACACATTTCGGACTTGAACTTGCAACCAAATTGTTACCGGTTATGGAAAAAATGGTAACGCCGCTTGCTGAAGGCGTCAAAAAAGCCGTGTCGTGGTTAGAGGTCATGCAGACAAAGATACCGCAACTCAAGGGCTATTTCACTCAAATGGCACAACCCGTTATATCGCTTATTCAGCGGGTACAAAACAGTCTCGGCGGTTTGTCCGGCTATCTCACACCTATTGCCGAATTGTTTGAGCAGCGCATCTATCCTCTCGCCGTCCAATTGTGGACAGGTATCACGGGTATAGTCGGAGACCTTATAAGGTTCGTATCATCCTCCGAACTGCTCAAAGACATCTTCTCTTTCATCGGGCACATCATTGGCAGCATTGGCGATATGCTTCGGGGATTGGTCTCTGTAGTACAATGGCTGTGGAATAATGCCATCATGCCCTTGCTCAACGGTATCGAAAAAGCCTATCGGTGGATTAAAGGTTCCGATATGCAGGGCGGTTCCAACAAACCCATTGATGCCGTTACCGGTGCAACCGTTCCTGTTGTTACGGAGAACGCCGGAACAAACAGCAAACTACAGCAGATAGCAGACAACACCAAACGCAATGCAGATACGAGCGTATCAGCCGCGAAAGCCGTTGCCTCATCGGGACCCAAGGTCGTTAATATCAACGTACAAAAGTTCTTCGACAATATCCAGTTCACCACAAACAACCTCCAAGAGTCCGCAGCAAAGGTTGAGGAAGTCGTCCTCGAAGTTCTCAGTCGTGTACTCATACAAGGGGCAGCAACCGTATAATTATGGCACACATCGTTACAGACTTATTAGAGTTGTACAAGACCTATTTCCAAGGCTCTTACACTATCCCACCAAAGTCGGAAACTGACTTTTCCGGAACGCGCTTCGATGCCGCCTATCGTGAACAATATAGAGGTATAGAGGTGTTCCTGCCTGTCCGTCTCACCAATACGGACTACGAGGTCTATATCCCATGTGCAACTTTGCGCGTTACTGGACAAAAGACCATCGTGCGCACACCTGTTGCAGAGCGTATCGGCACCGTCAAAGAGGTGTTCAATATCGGCGACTATAAGTTCGACATCAAGGGTGTCCTCATCGCTGAAACGGGCAAGGGCTATCCTGATGACGACGTATATCGTCTGCGTATGCTGTTCGAGAGTACATCGCCTGTGCAACTTGTCAATGCTGTCAGCGACCTTTTTATGGACGGTACGCGCAATGTTTGCATCACGGATATTGAGTTTCCTGATGTACAAGGCAAAGAACTCCGCTGTCGCCCGTTTACCCTTTCTTGTGAAACCGACAGTGTAACATCACTCATTACCCAATAGAATAGATATGTTCATCCTTACTTCAGACATACGCATTGGCGACTACCGCGCTATCAAGCCGAACAGGGTGGAATGGAAGTCATCGGTCGGCACATTCACCGACACTTGCACCATCACCCTGCCTTTGGCTCCGTTTACGCGCCGGACACAGACCACTACCGAGCAAACCGACGGTGTAGCGGAAATGACGCAAGGAAGCCGCATCGCGGATTTCAAACAAGTGCCGTTCCACAGAGGAGACAAAGTCTTTGTCTCTCTCGGCTACGACGGGCGCAACGTGGAAGTGTTCCGTGGCTATGTCCTGCGTATCAATTATACCGACCAACTTATTATCGAGTGCGATGGCTATTCCTACCCGCTGCGCGACCTCTATTTCAGCCGCAGTTACCAAACCACTACACTGCGCAAGATACTCCAAGACCTCACTACTGGTACCGACATCCGTCTTTCACCGGCCATTGCAGATATACCCCTGCAAAATGTGTGGTTCAAGAATGCCACGGGACTGAAAGTGTTGGAATGGGTACGCAAGGAACTTTGTTGCCAGGTGTGGTTCGATGGCGAGTATCTATATGCCGGCGCGTCAAAGTTCGTGTGCCCGAACCCGACACGAACCGCCTCTGACATACGACTGCAAATCGGCTACAATGTGGTCAGTGCCGACGACCTTAAGAAGCAGGAAGCACAGGAGGTACAAATCAACATCGTAGTCAAGGACACTCAAGGACAAATCAAACGCACCAAGTCCGAAAGCAAAAAGTACAGCAATATCAAAGAAATCAAGGTCCGTCCGGGATTGCCGCAGTCTTTTCTGCAACAGGCAGTCCGCGAGTTGCAAGCCGACCAGGACTACCGGGGCTACGAAGGCAGTATCACCTGTTTCGGTGAACCGCATATATTCAAGTCGGACAAACTGATTATTGCTGACAACCGTTTCCCTGAACGCTCAGGTAACTATTTCGCCGAGTCGGTAGAGGGTGAATATGGAGAAAACGGAATACGGCAAACCATTAAAATGAAGCATTATGGTAACGGATGACGATATACGCCGCCAACTCGCTCGTGCTTTGGGCAACTTGCCCGAGACAGTGCTTGCCGAGGTCAAGAGTGTGGACTCCACAGCCCGCACCTGCGACATCGACAATGATGGTGTTCTTATGTATGCCATTCGCCTGCAATCCATTGTGCAGGGCAATACGGGATTGGTGCTATATCCCGCCATCGGTTCGCAAGTGGTCTGTTGTCGTATTGAGGGTACCGAGCAGTATATGGTGCTACACTCTTCCGACATCGACCGGGCACAACTCACCATCGGAGACAAGAGCGTCAAGATGGATAAGAACGGCTTTACTTTCAACGATGGTACAGTCGGTGCCGTTTGTGCGGACAAGTTGGTCGAGTGGATGAGCAAGGTCTATTCCGACCTCCAGACGCTCATTACTTTACTATCCACCTCACCCGTGGCAGGTAATGGTGCACCGTTAGGCGTGGTATTCACCCCGTCCACGCCATCGCCCAACCTTGCAGACTTCACAGACGATGCTTTCAAACACTGATTAAATACTGATTAAACGATGAACGACATACTCCTTACCCCGCAGTTAGACCTCGCTATTGCAGCCGGCGATTTTGCTCAAGGCGATTGCCTCAAGCAGTCGCAGACACTGCTCCTGCTTACCAACAAAGGCGAGTGGAAAATCGGGGTCCCTGCAAGCCCATAGGCGTAGTGGGGTGACAAACAACACCCCGCAGCGGGTGTCGGCACGGGCAATTATCTTGAGACAGCATCCACGGCTGCACTGTCGCGCGAGATACGTGAGCAGTGTTCCCGCGACGGTATGCAGGTAAGCAGTGTTCTCATCCGCGATAACCAACTATACATCGAAGCCGTATGGAAATAGTACGTCAGGGGCAGAACCTCCTCGATATTGCTTTGCAAACCACTGGCGATGCAGAAACCGCTTTGGATATAGCCCTCTCCAATGGTCTGTGCCTCTCAGACGACCTCACCGTCGGGCAACGGATAGACATCGATGATACCCTCGTCATCAACGAGAATATCCGCAATACCTACCGCACGCAAACTATTTATCCCGCTACGGGTATCACCGCCGCCAATACGGCAGATGCACCTTTTGAGGGTATTGAGTTCTGGGCTATCGAATACAACTTTATCATCAGTTAAACCCACAATACGAAAACTATGGCACGCAGTATAGATACAATCTTCAACCAGATGGTGGCTCAAAAGCAGAGCACCCCTGCATTATCGTCCCTCACCTCCTCTTCGTCCACCGCTATATGGCGGCTGTTGCTCTATGTAGTGGCGTTCTGTATCAATGTGCATGAGCGTCTGTGGGACACCTACCGCACCGAGGTCAATGCCGCCATTGAGCAGATGTTGCCTCACCGCCCCAAGTGGTACCGAGACAAGGCACTCGCTTTTATGTGCGACAAAACCCTTGTTCCGGACACCGACCGCTACGACACCACGGGTATGTCTGACGAGGACATCGCCGCTGCGCAGGTCGTCAAACACGCTACCGCCAACGAAAATGAACAATCCTCCCTGCTCATTATCAAGGTAGCAGGCGAGGACTCCGCTACGGGCAAACGCACACCTATCACATCAGCCGAACAAACCCAACTCACCGCCTATCTGCAAGCCGTCAAGGATGCCGGTGTCCGTATCTCATTGGTCAATCAGCCTGCCGACCGTTTCCGCTGTACTGTGGATATTTACTACGACCCGACCAAAGACCCCGCCACCGTGCAGTATGACTGCGAAAACGCCATACGCAACTATGTGGAGAATTTGCCTTTCAACGGCGAGTATTCAAATATGGCTCTCATCGATGCCCTGCAAGCCATCGATGGTGTCCGTATTGCCGAACTTCAATCCGCGGAAAGTACTCCGGCCGCTACATCTGCCTTTGCCACAATCAATGCCTATGTAGTGCCTGCCGCCGGCTACTTTGCAGTTGACAATGCCACCCTCAATATGATTGCCTACAACCTATGACACGCTACGACATCTCATATCAGCGTCTCGCCCTTGCGCTCGTCCCGCTCGCTTTGCGCCAACCGGTTCTGATGGCTTTCCTCTATGTGCTGCTCTCGCCGGTCATCTATTGTGCAAGCCTCTTTGAGCGTTTCCGTACCGATACGGACTACCGCCTCACCCACAACGGACAGGTCTGTTACCTCACTGCCGTTCTCAACGACCGCTTCGACCCGACACTGCGCCGTATCACCATCACCGATGTAGAGCCTTTGCGTGGCAACATCCTGTATCTGCGCGAGGAGAGCACTTTTCTTATGGCACCGCAACGCAACGGCACGGCTGTTACTCTCAACAGACGCGCTTTCTCCGGCTCTGACTCCGTGGACTTTGCTGTCATAGTACCCGCCACCCTGCGTAGCACATTCTCGCAAAACCAAATGCAGGCACTCATCAACACCTACAAACTGGCTTCTAAACGTTACATCATCTTATATCAATAGTTATGGATAAAGTTATTGGAAACTACACCTCCCAACCGCACTCCAATTTCCCGTTGGACTGCGAAACAATGGAGTACATTCAGAACAACCAGCATCTTGCCGAGATGCTCGGTGCCATTGCCGGCGACCGTGTCATTCT